CGACGGCGGCTTTTTTGATTTTCCCGTGCCAGTTGATGCGCGTGCCCGCCTTGACGAGGCTGCCGTCGCCGGTCAGCGTCCCCAGAAGCTCCGGCGCGAGGCTGACAGTCTTGTCGTCCAAAGCGCTTGCCGCCTGCTCGATGTAAGGGCGCATTTTTCGTGCCCTCTCCGTGTACGTCATGGTGCTGCCTCCCCCAGTAAGATCTTTGCCGCCGTCTCGGTGTCGGCAAGCCGCTCACGCAGCTGCTCCGGGCTTGCCGTCTCGATGTCAAAATTGTCTGTGACAAGCTTATCCGTCTCCGTGTAGGTGTGCGGCGCGCCGTCAATGTCAATTGCCTCATCGTACTCTGCGCCCGTCTCCGCTTGCCGGATGAGATAGCCCGCGTCTGAATATGTCCGGTACAGCTCTACGCCGTCCGCGCGCGTTTTGTAGTGCTCTCTTACAATCATGCTCACACCCCCACAATATGGTCTGCCAACGAGCTCCAGTTTGTTGCCGCTTTCCACGCATCCACCAGAGACGCGGGGACTCGGATCTCCAGCTGCGGATGCGTCGCATCGAACGCGTTGACGTTGGCCAGCGTTGGCACAGCCGTACAGTGTGTAAGATCCACAAACCGCAGCGGATAACATCGTTGGAACACCTGCGCTGGGATGCTCGCGATGTTACCGAGGCACGTCACTCTGCGCAGCGCATTGTCGCCTCGAAACGCAGCCGCAATAAACGTCGTAGCGTCCGCTGGGATAGTGACTTCTAGCAAAGAGCGGCAGGCCGAGAAGTCGCCGATGGTGCCGTTGACTGCTGCGACATGAGCTGTGTTCAGGGCCACTGCATACTGCGCCTCAGCGAGGTCACAATTGACTCGTCGCACGCTGGTGTACGCAATCCAGCGGTCCATGTTGCTTGCATGCGCGCCCTTGGGGAGCGATAAAACGCGCATGCGAGTCGAAAAATAACATGCCTGCTCCCAAGTGGTCTGCGCTGCGTCTACTTGAGGAATGATTGCACACTCCAATGCTTGGCATCGTTCAACCAGACGGTACATGCGCACAGGCACACCTTGCGGGATTGTTATGGAGCGCAAAGCGGGACACTGCATAAAACACGCTTGGTAGACAATTCTGACTCCTTCTCCGATTTCAATGTGCACCAGCTGGCCGCACTGGGCGCGGCCATAGTCCGTCGTGTTCACGCCTAAAATTCCCCCAGCGTCTCCGCCAAGAGCCATTGTAGAGCCATCTTTTGGCAACATGGAGATCATGTATCTGCCACTTGCCGCGTATGCATGCTCCGCAAAAGTGTTCGACCACGCATACACAGTCTCTTCGGCAGTTCCGTCGCCCCAGTTGATAGTTACGCCGTTGTGTGCGCTCTGATTAAAATTTACACGTAATGTGTCCCACGTCTCGGTGTCCACATCTACATAAAGGCGCGTTTTACCGTCATCAGTGATGTACAGCGCGCCGATATCGAGCTCACGGCCTGCGTCCTTGATGTCTTGGAGCGTCCAGTTCCAGCCCTGGCAGACCAGTCCATCATGCGAGGGAAGGGGCGGCAGCTCGGTCTTTGTGGCCAGCTCGGCGACTGTCCAGCTGTAGAGCAAAGTGCCGTCATAGTCCCAAAAATTGATGTCCGACTCCTTGGGCGGGGCGGTATCTAACGTGCCGGTGATCTTCGCGCCCGAAGCGTCGTGCGCTGTCACGCCGGATTTGAGCGACGCGGGTGTTACGGTGTCCTCGGTCAGGTCGATGAGCGTTCTGTCGCCGTAAACAATTTTGCTCTTTGTGGTCTCAGCTCCAGGGATCTCAGGTGCCGCCATACGCTCACGCTCCTGCCTTCTTGCCGATGGTGACGGTCACGCCGCCAGCAGCGTTGGGCGTCTCGTTGTAGTAGATGGCCGCCACATCGACCTGCGACATGTAATCGTAGCCGGGGTCCGGCAAAATCGTCTGCGCGGTCGTGAGCGGCTCGACGGACTTTGTCTGTGCCTTGATGGCCTCGCCGCTGTACGTGCCCGTCACGCCGAGGATCGTCACGCCCGCCTTGATGTTCCCGGCAATGATCTTCGCGGCCTCTGTGGGGTCGATGGCGACCTTGCCGCTTCCGTCGTGGTAGCCGATGGGGACAATATACTCGCCCTTGACCGTCGTGATCTTCGCGGCCACCGCGCCGTTGTTCGGCATTTCGCCGGTGATCATCGAGCCTCTTGCACCTGCCGTCTTGCCGAAGAGGATTTCCGAGGCCTTGACGGTCGCGCCGGACGTGTCGAGGTCAAATTCGCACGTGCCGGTATGCAGCTCGCCGTCCGAGCCGTGATACTTAAAGCCAAGCAGGACTTTGCCGGGCTCTACCGTGTCGGCGGTCAGGTCTAACAGTCCCTCGCCGCCATAGATAAATTTACTTCTGCCCAAAATTTACACCTCCGATGCAATATAGACCGTCGTGCCGGTCTCGTTGGATACCTCATAGTAGGGGACTTTCGTGACGGTCACATCGTCCGCCAGCAGCTTGTTTTTCGTCGGCAAAACAACCGGCTCAAATGCCTTCGGCACGACCTCGTAGTCCCCTTCATACGCCTCGCCGCCCTGATAGACCACCTTTGCGGGCTCAATCCGCATCCGAATCTCCGGCTGGGAGACCGTCATTTTAATCATATCCCGCCTCCTTCAAAAAACGCTTTGCATCCGTCTGCACAATTTCAGCCGCCATCGGGTTTCCGTCGCCATCCGTTAAGGCAAGCTGTAGTCTCACAGTGCTTGCTTGCAGCCGCATTGCGTCTGCATACGGAATTTTTACGAGCAGGTGCGTTTCGTCGACTACTGTAGGTTCGTACTGGAAGAAGGAGCATCCCTGCCTTACGTAAAACTCAATCTTCGTCGCTTTCGTCAGGTCAGTTCCCTCAACTTCCACCGATAAAGCGTTCGCGATTTTCTGAAACACTTAATCACCCCCCGCTCTGCTGTGATTCAAATACATCCAGTTCGTTCTTTGCCTTGATGAACGTCGTCGTGTCGTCCGAAAGCGAGATGGTAGGCAAGAGGCGCGAATCATATGTGTAATCGTGATACGCCACACCGCCTTTGTAAGATGCCGTCGCCGTCATTCCCTGCAATGCCACTGCGGTAATCGCAGTAGTTGGTACAGTAGCTTGGTTGAACCCATCGTTTGGGCTGGACGTTGTCCAAACTTCTGTTTGCGTTGCAACCAGTAATGTTGATTCCGATGCAGATGCGTAACTTACGCAGGTAGTTGCCTGTTTGTTCTCTCCGGTAACAATAGAAGAACCCCAGTTTGTGAGATTTTCGGAAGAATAAACAGTCGACACTGGTCTATAAAATATTCCCGAACTGCTGTTGTACTGCGAATAGTAAGTCCCCAAAAAATAATACTTTCCAGATAGGAACACAACTTCTGACGCTGAATAACGTTTCATGACTACTGATTTGACAGGAGTTTTTATTTTCGTGAAGCTGGTTTCACTCCCATTTGCAACGTGCAGCTCTACATCACCGCTAAAAGAACTTCCAGTCTCCTGTCGGATTGCCGAAAGGAACCATTTTCCATTTGCGCTCGAGAACTTATATCCGAAAAATTTATTCCCGCTGATATCGTTAGTTTTCGTAATCATCGAATACTGCCAGCTACCAGAATCCAAAGGCGCATCCGAAAGAACCACATATGTTTTATCGGAATATTCGTCCGTGGAGCTTCCGTATCTTTCTATTGCAAATCCAAATTTCCCGTTACATTCAGCGATTCCGAAGAATCCGGTACCGTCTTTGCTATCTGATGGGAGTGTAACGCCCACCTGCGTCCAGCTTGTGTTCCCTTTTTCTCGAACCGCAATCTTGACGTTTATTCCGACACGGTATGCGCACACGCAATAATCGTCAGATACTGCGAGCGAGCACATTATGCCTTCGTATGTAGTTTCGCTTCCTGTAAACGTCGCCTCTTCGGAAAACGTTCCACCAACCGCGCTGGATTTCAAAATCTTGAAATTGCTACCAACCTGCGCACAAACAAACCACATCCCATCAAAATACACTGTATTTGAAACACTTTTTGCATTGTAAGATGCCGGAAACGCATTCGTATCCCACGTTACCGCACCGCCCGTATTTCTCAGCACAGAACACAACTGCGGGTAGTTCTCAAACGTCACTGTGCTCCCGTCGCACTTCAACCACGCATCCCCCAAACTCTGCGCGGGGCTCGTCCGGATGGTGCCGATGGGTACGATGCGGTCGACCATGTGCCGGAATGCGTCGTCGACAAGCGGGTTCGCATACGGCAATCTGAGAAAGCGCCCCGTGGAATCTTGGAGCATTGTGCGCGTATTAAATGGCGTGCCGGTATCGTCCGGGTCGTCTGCACGCGTCATGTCGTAAGTATCTGTCTGTCCGGCAACGGGCTTGAGCTTTACCCGCCCCGGGTGCTTACTTGTTCGGTCTTTCATGTTATCCCCCCATGTCTCCTGCGTATAGTTCCTCGTCCGCGTAAACCCAGCCGACCTCCCGACTCTCCAACACGTCATCTACGGCGATGATCGTCTTTTCGATGTTGTTCGCGCCTTCCCAGTCTAGGTCGTTGATTTTTGCCGGAGGGCGCGGGGCAGGATTGACAACTGCGTCGTATACGGCGTTCGCGGATTCGATATAAGCGTCCATAACGTCTTTGTCGAGCACTTCGTCAGAACCATAATCTTCCCGCACTTCTGCCGGAACATCGATACTGTGCGTTCTCAGCCTGTCGCGGATGGTGATAAGTGCCGTGCCGACGCGGTTCAGGTCAGACGCTTTGTAAGAGCCTTTCAAGCCAGCTTCAAAGTCTGCCTTTTCCTGCTCCGTGAAGTCGCTCCACAGCTTCTTGTAAAGCTTCTCAGCATAGGAAGCGTCAGCCTGCGTCCGGTCGGTGATTAAGGTTTTCATAATTCTCATGCAGAAGCCCCCGTTCCGACGATGTCGCACTCAGCCGCCGCGATGCCGCTCAGTTTGATGGTCATGCTCGTTATCGTCCCGGTAATGTGATCATCCCACGGAGTTGTGGTGTCTACATAGTCACCGGGAAGCTCCTTGTCCATGACGATCTGAACGCTGTGCGTCTGCCGCCGCATATAATAGTCAAAGACGTGCTGCGTTACCGCTGCAACATTCGTCGAGTTGACAAGCGTCGCGTCCTTGACCTCGATGACATTTGGCTTTGTGGATGCCGTAATGTTCGGGTTCTGTTTTACCGTGACCGCCGTCGTATGGAAATACTTTTTCCCGCCAACTTCAACCGTATCGCTTCCGCTTCCGGACGTGCTGTACGTGTGCGCGGTAACTCTTACCTCGGTCACGATGGCGGACTGGCTGACCTCTCCGCCGACGTAGAGACGGTTCATAGGAATCTCCGTCGGTGTTTCCTCAGACAGCCTCCATACCTTCACGTTTCCTGTTCCGCTGGTGTCCACAACAGCCCGAAGCGCAAACGCCACCTGCTGCAAAGCTTCCCTTCGCGTGCAATCAGGAATGTATCCTGTCAGCTTCTCTGTCTGTAGTTCCTCCGAAAGCTCCAAGACGAAATACCCGCCGAGGATGCTTTCTAAAACCGTTTTCGCGTTGGCGTTGGAATAAACAACAGCTGGGAATGGGTCTTCGTCCAGAATCCCCAAAGCGTCGATGCAGGAAACGTTGTATACATTTTTGCTTACGCGGGTAGATTCGTCGATGTAAAACGTGCCGATTTTCGTCTTTCCGTTGTACGCATAAACGGGCTGCTTCTCTTGGAAAATAAAATCAATATCTTCCATGCTGTCCAGCGTGAAATCCAGCGTGTTAATCGCCAGCTCGTCGGATATGATGTTCAGCTCTTCGGTCGCCTCAACGCTCCGAAGTTCCCGCCGCTCGAACTCTCGAACGATGCCGAAAAGGATAAGGGATATCTTGATCGGTCGGTTTGGAAGATTCGTTTTGTTGAACTGAATCTTGATTTTGTTATACAGTTCCACAGTTTTCTCGCAGAAGTAATTTCCGGAGTTTGGAAAGAACTTCTGCGCGGCAAGCTCCGTGCTCCCGTTGTACCACGAAAGATCGAGGTCGCTGCAATAGTCTCCGGTTTCCCCGTCAAATTTGAAGTAGATGCCGAGGGACGTAAACTGTCCGTCAAGGGATATCTCAATGGTAGGCGGTGTTTGGAACGTACAGTCTGCACCGCTCCGAGGTGTCGACCAAAAGCCGACTGGCTCAGATTTTGGCTTGAGCTTTCTAGTTCCGTTCAGCACCCATTGATTCTGCTCCGTCGTTGCCACTGGCCCCTCGAACGCCCCGAAGGGCAGAAGCGAGGTTTTTGAAATACCCATAGCCTCGCTTGCTGTCACACTCGCAGCTGCCGCAGAACCAACCGCAACGTCTTCATACACAACTTTTACACTCATAGCGGCGTCCTCTTCGGCTTCATAGCGACAAAATTAAATGTAAGGTTGCCCCATTCGTTCTTCTGCCCGTAAGCTGTCAAAAGTTCATCGTCTCCGTTTGCAACATACGCCTCGAAGGTCAATGTCCCTTGTGCATACGGAACGGTGAGGGAATGGCTGTCGACGGGTGCGGAGATTGCTTCGTAGAACCTGTCGTATTCCGCCGGGTCAGTCCCAACCGGGTCAAGCTCCACGCTGTAGTTGTAAAACGTGCCGATGATGTCGCGCACCATCGCGCCGGTCATCACGCGCCCCGCATTATCGCCGTCCAGAACCGCGAAAGAGCGTTTCAGACTGGTTACATGCAGATTCGGATACGCCGTGCCGTCTAGGGTCAAAACACTCGTCATGCCTTCACCCCCGCCAGCCTTACGCCTACACGCTGCGTCTCTTCGTTGTTCGCCTTATAGACGGCCCGCGCAAATTCTCTGCCGTTGAGCTGCAAAATGATCGTCTGCGACCGTCCGCCGGATTCGTTCATAGCCTGTTTGAATGCCTGCACCATTGTCTCAAGCGGCGTTTCGATGTTCGTTCCGCTCTTCTGGTCGCCCAGCACCGCCATAAACTCCCGGTTCGGCGGAATGACCGCGCCTTCTGCCAGTCTCGGGAGTGCTACTTTACTCACCGGTGGGATATTAAAGCCAAACGATTTGCCACCGATAACCGGCACCCAATCCGGAATATCAATGTGAATTTTATTCAAGCAGGAAATGAGGAAGTTAATTCCATCAATGATTCCGTTAATTGCCGCTTCGAACACGCCGATAAAACCGTTTAAGGCATTCTTTGCAAGGTTTGCCCACCATTCCGCCGTAAACACGGGCGCAATGTTTTTATCCCAGAAGCTTTTTACCGCTGCCCAACAGGATTTGATTTTGTCTATAATGAAATTCCAATTTGGGGCAATCGCCGCTGCAAGACTTGCACCGCCTGCCGCCAGCAACCCAAGACCAAGAGGAATTCCGGCACCTGTAAACAGGAGAACCGCGCCAAGCACAAGCAAAGATACGCCAAGTAAAGCAGTTATTACGCCGAGCGGACCGCGCAGTTTGCTTTGAATCGTGTCCCAGTTTGCCGTGATTGCTGCCCTCAATCCAACTGCCCCCGCTGCCATTAGAGCAATACCGAGTGGAATATTTGCGCCGGAAAACGCTAACACAGCGCCCAATGCAAGCAATGCCGCGCTTACAAGCGCTGTTACAACTCCTATTGGTCCTTGCAATGCCTGTTTAATGCTGCCCCAGTTAATTGCTACAACAGCTGCAAGTCCAACAGCACCCGCCGCCATTAGTGCGATGCCAAGCGGTAAATTTGCACCGGAAAACGTGAGAATCGCGCCAATGACGAGCAGCGCCGCACTCACAACTGCCATGATTTCGTAAACATTTTCCTGAACAAACTTTTTAACAGCGCCCCAGTTGATCGCAGCGGCTGCGGCAAGCCCAGCTACGCCCGCTATCATAAGCCCTATGCCAAGAGGCACATTTGCCCCGGTAAACGTCAAAATTGCGCCAATTACCAGCAGTGCACCGCTTACGATTAGCGTCAGTTCCGTGATAACCGCCTTTAGTTCTGCGACTGGTCCTTCCCAATTAGCGGCTGCTACAGCTGCAAGCCCAATAGCGCCCGCGATAATCAGTCCTAAACCGAGAGGAACGTTTGCACCGCTGAATAGCAAAATGGCGCCAAGTGCCAAAAGCGCCGCGCTCACAATGGCTGTGATTTTACCGATCTGCCCTTGCAGCAGTTCAGCGATTCCGCCCCAATTTTCCGTCACAGCATCGTAGATTGCCAACGCTCCAATTGCCATCAACGCAAGCCCGAGCGGAATGTTCGCGCCGGAGAATGTCAAGATTGCACCAAGCGCCAAAAGCCCTGCACCAAGAAACAGTTCCGTAATCGCGGTGATCTGGTCTTTGATTTTAGATGCGAAATTCGGTGCAATCCCACCAGACGCGCCAGCACCTCCGATGCCGCCCGCGCTTTCGTCCGAATTGCTCGACAGCTGATTGATTTCGTCAAAGCTTGCCATCGACTTCCCAGCTTTTTTCGCCGCGCTCCCGACGCCTTCTAACGCCTCTTGCTCGTCATATAGAGACTTTGCAGCCGCTGCCGACTTTTCGTAAGTCGTTCCAAAAATCTTAGACACGATCCTAGCCAGCAATGTTATAATGCGAGTCAGTACGTTAGCGAGCGTTATAAACGCCGGAATTACGACTTGAAGAATCGGTTGCGCCAGCGTCAGCAACGCGCCTTTCAGTCTTGCGACCGCAGCCCGTGCCTCCTCATTTTTCATGATTGTTTTCCCGAGCCAAGTCCGTAAACTTTGCAGTGCCCGAGTAATCAGGCTGAAAACAAGAACGCGCTTAAAAAGCCCGGAAACACGCTTACTGAACGTGTTCATGCTGTCGGAAACCTTCTTCGCGGCGGTCTCCATTCGCTCTGTCGCGCCGCTTGCGTTTGTGATTTGCTCCGTGAGTTCTCCGGCTTTTTGCTTCGCAGCGTCCAAAGCAGAAGTCTGCGCGATCACTTTGTCCGTGATTTTTGCATATTTCCCGTCCAAACTCTCAACGATCTTGTCTTGCTCTTTTAAGATTGCTTCCTGCTCTTTGATTTGTGCTGCGACTTCCGTCTGCCGCCCGTATGCCGTGATATAAGCCTCTGGAGACGCAGAAACCTCGCCGGACGTGATCTGTCGAAGCCGCTCGGATTCAGTCCGCAACGATTTCAGCGCATTTTCTGCCTGTTTTGCAGATTCTTTCGCAGCATCAAGCTGGGATTTGATGCTGCTTTGCTCACCGGTGCTCTTATTCAGAGCCGCTTCCATTTTGTCAATTTTACCGGTCAGCGCATCCAAATCTTTCTGCGCTTTTTTAGCGTCAACTTCTGCTTGCACGACAATTTTTCCGTCTGCCATTTTCTCACCACCTTATTTTGAAATGCCCCATGCGGCCAGAACGTCCTTTTCGGACTCTGTATACGTCGTTTTCAGATCGATAATATCCCTGTTTTTCCGGTAGAATTCCCTGTCCTGTTTATCCAGAGACTTCCCGTGCGCTTTTTTATCGCGTATGCGGACAACTTGAGCAAAGAGACAGTCACCGATCTCCTGATAGAAGCTCAGAAACGAGTACCAGTGTAGATATTCCAGCGCCCGCACCTCACACCCGGCAATCCGGTTGATCGGAGCAATAATGATGTCAAAATCCTGTTCCCACGACATCAATGCAGGTTCGTGTTTCTTCTCTTTCCGATCTTGCCCCCGGTCAATAAACCGGAAGCATTGATTTAGGGCCTCCTGATAGTCTCCTGGAGGCATTTCGTCGAAACCGGGATAAAAAATCTCTAGTGCCGCCTCGGCCTTGAGATGGTCATCCAACTCGTTATCGGTAAGAGCGGTGAGGATATCCAACACCGCTCTATAGTCCGACCGAATTCCGTATTCTGTTCCGTTTACATCAACCGAGGTCGGCAGCGACCAGATTACTTTTTCCATCGCTCCGTATACTTCTTGATTCTCGGGTCAGTAAGTTTCTTCTGGCGGGAGAACGTCGTATCGATCTGATCAATGACGGAAAGCATCAGATTGCACCAGACAGGAAGACCGTCGGCCATTGCATAGACGTTCATCGTGCCAAACAGGGGCGCGCAGATCGGCTTCCCGAAGAGTCCATCCAGCATGTCGCGCATTTCTTGGTCTCTACGGCGCGCAATCTCAAAAATTTCCTTTTTATCTGCGCAGCGCTCAACTTCTGCCTTGTACGCGTCCTGCTTTTTGTCCAGTTCTTCAAACGTGTTGTAGATTTTCTCTACAACTTCGCTGTCCGTAGGGTTGAATTCAATCGTCACAGCGTCGTTGATGTTAAACGCCACTACGCCGGTGTCAAATCTGATTTCTGCCATCTATTGCTCCCCCTTATTCCGAATCCGCTGTAAATGTTACCGTGCCGCCAGCGCCGACCGCCGCAGTGCCGGTGATTCTCTCGCCGCCCGGCGTTACCGTAAGCGGCATACCTACGAAGCCGCCGCCTTCGCCGCCAAGACCTGTTGCCTCGATTGCAGCGCCCTTGTATCTCTCCGCGAAAACAGCCGTTTTCTTCGTGCCTGCGTAATGATGCACGATAAGAATGTCCTGATTCGCCAGAGCCGCCGCGTTCTGTTCCTTAATGGCAAGGCTCCAGATATGTGTAATCGCAGGATCTCCAGCATCGAGTTCGCACGGTTCAAAGTCCTGCGTGATGATGGGCTTCTTCATCGTGGTTCTGGTCTTGCCGAGAATATCTTTGTCGGACTTCTTCTGCCAGTCGTATTCCATGCTCGAATCCGTGACTCGAGTGCCAAAAGGCGACCAAACCGGCGCAGTCTCGGAACCCGTGTTCAGGTACGCGATGAGTAATTCTCTGTCTACCGGCTGGCCGCTCGTGGTGTTAAAAGTAGTTTCTGCCATTTATATCACCTCGTAAGTCATTTTCATTAAAATTTGGTGGTCTTCCGAACCGTCCTTGTATGGGTAAAGTAACGCCGCGCGGCTGGATACATTCATGCGCCGGACGCGGATTCCATCGCCCAAAGACGGATAATTCTGCATTGCCCAATCCCCGAAGCGGTTCAGTACTGCATCAGCTTTCAGGCGCTTGTCGTTGCTGCTGCCTGGGAAGATACGGGCGATAATTTTGAACTGGTATTCTGCTTCATGCCCGCCCAAGATGTATTTCTGTGTGATGTATGTGCCTGGAATCACGGACAGAGCCACGCTAGCAGAATCGGCGGCGAGGAACTCATAATTGATGGTTGCAGCTGGGAGATCGTCATCAGAAAACGAGTTTACCCAGACCATCATTTTTCTGGATATGTCCTGTTCTTCCTCGGAAGAAACAAGCTTTTTTTCTTTTTCAGAGCCCATTTTTCACCGCCTTATCTGCAACTCGAATCCATTTGTCAAGATTCTCAGCCTTTGAAGCCTCGAACCAGTGTGATTGTGCCTGCGCGTGTCCGGATGTCGTGAACACAAGGTTTTTGTCTGTCAGAACCTTCGTCCCGCCCTTTGGCGCGTACGTGCTGCCAGTCTCCGGGTCAACCATGACTTTCCCGTAATACAGAAATCTTGCATACGGTCCCGGATAGATGATCGCATTACCGTCCACAAGTGTTCTCTGGTCGAGAGAGCCCGTCAGGAACGGCACATACGGGCTTGTGTCCTTTTTTACCTGTACAGCAACAATGTGTTCGGCTTTTGTGCAAGCCCGTGCTATAGCCTCCTGAAGCTCGTCAAAGCCATCGGTTTTCACACTGAATTTCAGCATTACGTGCCTCCGACCTGCCAGTGCTGCATAGAAGGACTGCCGAAGTCCTTCATGTCCACCTTTGTCACTTTGTACACATCGTCGTAAAACATCTCAATCTGTTCTTCCGTCTTGTCCGGCTCGACTACTTCACCTTTCACAAAGAAGGTAGTGCCGCCGTTACCGTCCGTGGATAGCGTCCAGATTTTGCTTTTATCAGTTGCTCGCCAGAACTCTTGCGGTCCGACATAGCGCTTCTCCGCTCCTGTCACGCCGTCTACGGCTGGCGAGGAAAACGGAATGTACAGATTCACCGCGTCCGCTCCTTCAAGCCCGCTCGCGCGGACGTTGGCAGCTTTCGACGCTTGGAGCATTACGCCACGAATCACTGTGATATAGCGTTTCTGCGTGTCATTGAAATCCTGGTCTTGCTCCTGCGTGACGTTGTAGATTGTTACGGTGTGGGGGGCGTACATGCAAAACACCTGCCTCTGTAAAGAAGCCCGGTATGGGCTAGATATTCACGCGCTACGCTTGCAAGAGCCTTCTTCGCCTCCGAAGCCGCTTTCAATGCAGACACGGAAGAATCACCGCCGCTGCGAAGCGTCCGGGAATAGCCGCCTACAGTCTCGCTCTGCAATTCTCCTTCGTCAGATGCAAGCCCGGCGGACACATTTTTTCTGGCAAGCTCCTGTGCCGTGTCGATCAGCATATACTGGTCGGCTAAGGCACAGCAGCACATTTTTACAGCATCCAGCTCTGCAAAATCCTTTGCTCGGTTTTGCGTGTAGTAGTCAAGGAAGGAACTGGCGCGTGTCGCCAATCTGCAAAAACTATCCGCGTCTACAGTTCCCATGTAAGTATCGCAGTAGTATTCATAATCAGCGTAGATCATCACTCCACCCCTTCCAGAACAGCCAGAATTTCAGCCTTTTTCATGGAACTGTTGACCCCTTCCACCCCGTTTTCCTCAGCATAATCGAGAAGCTGTGCTTTCGTCATGCCGGAAAACGTGGGCGGTTCAGAGGCAGGCGCTCTCAACAGTTCATTTAACCCCCCGCCGAGATCGTGCCGACTACGATGCCGTCCATGCGCTCTGCGAACAGCGCCATACCGTTGATAACGGTATCGGAGGCGGTCATGTTGGTGTAGTCCGGCTCCTCATGGATGCCGATATAGCCGGTTGCGTCGGTGGTGAAGTCAAACACTTCGCCAAGATCTGCGCCGTTCACGGGGATGTAATACAGAACAATGTTGTCCTTCGCCGTAGCGTAGATCTTACCCTTCGGAACACTGGAATTGAAGATTACAGTGCCAAGGCCGAGGAAGTTCTCCACGTAGGTCATTCCGAAAGCGGTCTGCAAGGTAATGTTCGCCGTTGCGAGGTAGTCTGCCACATCCAGAGGGTTCATGAAATAAACCGCACCGATCTCGTCGTCCTCGAACAGAACCTGCAACTGCCCCCACGCCTGCGCAAGGGTAGCCTGGAATGTCGTGCCCGTCGCCGTTCCTGTGCCGGTGGCGAGGAACGCAAAGAAGTCCTTCCGGATGCCCTTCTGCACGTCCTTGAGCATCTCGTCTGTGGTCATTTCCACCGCCTGATCGTAGCCACGGTCGGTGATAGCCTCAGCAGACGTTGCCTTTCTCCACTTCTTGAGCGTGATCTCCTGATAGTTCACGGCTTCCGTTTTGTACTTGCTCAGGGGAATGGTTTCACCTTCCGCCACGGCACCATCTTCCAGCGTGCCGGTAGCCTTGTAGCTCTTGAGCACGGTGCCAGCCTGCTTTGCGATTTTGCGGGTAACGCCAAGAGCCTCCATCAGCTTCTTGATGGAATAGCCGAACATTTCGGTAAATTCGATCTCGCGAACTCGCGCAAGATCAGCTTTTTTAATCAGCTTAGGATCACCAGCCATAATTAATCTTCCTTTCTAAACAAATCCATATTTGCGGCGATTGCAGCGCGCCGCTCCGCTCTGTCAGTGATTTGCATGATATCGTCTTTCGTCATCGCCTTGCCGCCGTCGTTGAGACGTGCGCCCATGTCCACACGGACAGAAGGCTTGGATACAAGTCCTTTATAAGTTCCTTCGATAAGTGCATCGAGGCTCTTTGTGTCCTTGATTTTCTCACCGTCCATCTCCAATGCGGTCATTTCCTCGCCGCAGCCGCGCATGGCAAGATCGAGATTTGCGCCTGTGATATTTTTGCTTTCAAAGTAAGCCCGAACAGCCTTTTCCTTTGCCGCCTTGCTTTCCTTTGCTGTGATGCCGGATTTATATGCTTCGAAGTCCGAGTGTTCTTTTTCGTACTTCTCCTTATATCCGCCATCGCCCGCCGCCTTGAGGTCTTCCAACTGCTTTTGAACGCCGGGCAGTTTCTCCGCATCAGCCTTGTACTTGCTGACATCAGCCTTCAAGCCGTCTACGGTATCGGTATGTGCTTCAATGATGGTGTCCACCTGTTCGTCGGTGAGTCCCATGCCTTTCATTAATTTTCTGGTCAGTGCCATTTCTATCTTCCTTTCCTTTGTCCGCAGTTCGTCGCGGCGATAGATTGTATAAAAACCGCAGTGCTTCGCGGGTTTTACCTGTAAATTATTTGTAGAAAACTTTTGTCCTTTCTGGTTGCTCCGGCAATCCTGCCGCCTTGCTGAACCTGCTATATTCTGCGTTCAGCCGCCGAAGCTTTATGTTCGCGGCGGTCGCGTCCTCGGAAAGCCCAGCTTCTTTGTATGCGTTTCTAAGCTTTTTCTGCGCGCGGATTTGACGCTCTATGCGGCGCTGCATCTGCGTCGCTTCATAGGCTGTGTAAGTTTTTCCATCAAACGTGCAGCCAAGACCATCGTCGATATGCTTGAGCTGTTCGTCTGTGTAAGTTCGCTCCGAAACGCCGGGAATAAATGGATATTTGTGATGGCGGCAGTTCGCGCCGGTCAGGCCATCAACATATCCATAGCCGGTAGTCTCCACAAGGTCATCGTAAAGCCCCAGCGGGTCAGGTTCGCCGTTTTCGCTCTGGTAATAAACTTTGCCTTGCCACTCTTTGTGTGAAGACCACGGCGAAGCGCCCGGCTTGTCACGCGCCCCAGAGTGCGCAGACACTTCAAAGTATCTCGTATCAAGGTACTCTGCGCTTTGGTTCGTGTACTGGTCGCAGATCTGATTCACGCCGGTCATGACGGCTCTCCGAACAGCAACGTCGATGTGGTCAACGTGTCCGCTTTCGTAATTCACAACTTTCAGACCGCCTGCAAGCTGCTGAACAGCAGACTTGATCGCCTGATTGTAGCTGATTGCCCCACTCTGAATCTGCATGACAGCAGAATCTAACGCCCACTGATATGCACGCGCGGGTGGAAGCATCGTTCTGCCTTTGTCCACCAGAAACCCCATAGACTGTGTGATGTTATGAAATTCGTCAAGCGTCTGCGCTCTGATTGCTTCGATTGTCGCAGCGTTCACCAGAATATCAGGCTGTGTCAGCCCTGCCATGTCGATAACCGATGTGAAATACTTCTGGTTTCTGGCAACAACGTCACCGAAAAGCTCCTTGAGCTTCTTCTCGCTAATTCCAGAGGTCTTGCGGATTGCTTTTTCAATCTCCTTCGTGCCGATACCATGCGAACGAAGCGCTCTGATTGCCTGAACAGTCACTTCGTTCAGCTGGTCTTTCAGCGCAAGCCTACTGCATATTTCATCGAGAAGCGTATCTTCCAATCCTCGGAACAGTTCTGCCAGTTCTTCCGGCAGCGCGTCAAGGACTTCCGGATGAAACGGATATTTCATTTGCTTTCCTCCGTTTCACAATATCATCGTAATGCGGTTTTACCCGTATCACGTTCCAGTCGCATTCTTCCGGTACTCTGCCGTAAAATATCACCCATTCCGGAGATAGCCGCTTCATCATTTCCTCGTATCCGCGCAGGAACAGGCGTTTGCTATCCTTGTTTGCCTGCGTCCCAACCGAAGAAACCGCCACTATGCCGCCGACAGGCTCGCCATCGAAGCACCAATCATAGCTCCTCTCATCGCTCCATGAGATCGTCGGGTAAACCGTCATCCCGTGCATCTGCCAGTATGCCGCTAACCAGTGCTTGCGGTAATGGTTGTATAATACCGGCTCCGCCGCCTCCAGCGCCTCCAGAACTTCCACGGCCTCCCATCACTCCACCTCCTGCTGCTGTTCAGTTACCATGTCCTGCGCCTTTGGGATTGCAGCCTTTGCGGTTGCCTCGTCCTCGTTCATCCAGCGCATACGGAACTCCCAGTCGTTCATAATCCCAGCGTCCAGCAGTTGCATATCTCGCAGGAAGTCCGTCTGCTTGTCCTCGATGATAGAATCGTCAAAGTCAATAGAAATCTGTACTTCCTCATTCAGGCCAGCTTCCATGTACCTGTTCCCCATGCGGAGCAGCGTCCTGCAAAGATCTGTGATTGCCTGTTCAAGCAAAATCTCATGCTTCTTGATCGTTCGGAACATGGTGCTGTTCTCGCTGATAACCTGCGTCGCTGTAGCAATACTTCCCTGATCGAATTTGTAATGATTCTCACCGAAGCCGCACTTGCTGGAAAGAATATTCAGCATATCCTGCATACCGGTGTTGAACTCCTCGGTACGAAGCGTCATGTCAACAGACTGCAAGATGTTCCCGTTGTTCGCCCTGTCTTCCGGCAAAACGTAATACACAGTCTCACGTTTATCAAAGACCGGTCTTCCGTTCACGTCCCGAGTTGCTTCCGGCTGCACTACAATGCGCTTTTTGCCAAGAACAAACTCATTCACATAGCTGTCATACGTAATATCAACGCTCTTGAGCTGGTCAATGGCATATGCAAACACAGCCACACCAAGCGGATTATTTTCATCGGTGTTCGCGATATTCAGTCTGTCAATGACAAACTGAGGCTTGTCGCTCCCTGTATGTACAACAGGAGGGATTGTTTCAAAGCCCTTTACACTGGTCAGAGGGACTTCTTCGGAATCATACAAATGGTTCTCGATGTCGTACTCGCCGCCGTTCAGCCTGTGAACTTGAATGTATGTGTACTCTGTATCGTCCACCTTTTTTGTAGAGGCGAACGCACACTCTCTGATGATTCCATTGTCCCATGTCAGGGGATAAATGTTCGTCGCGCTGACATAGTTGATACGAATGCGCCCAGAATCAGCAATTTCGGAAGTGTCCGGATTGATGAACATTCCCTCAATGACCGGAACATACGCTATCGTTCCAAGCGCTGCCTTTCGCTCCTGCGATTCGTTCGCCTTGATCTCCCAGTTGTTTTCCGAGAGAATCGTGTCTACGAACTCCTGCTCCTTCTTCCCCTCGAGCGTGATGTTTACCCGCTCGTTCATCAGAAGGTTTGCCCAGTCCTCGCATACCTTTTTCGCCATGCTTACGGAATATCTGTGGCATTCCAATTCTTCAATGCCATTCCATACCGTGTAACTGTGGAAGTCCTCGACATTCCCTTTGTACCAGTCTCCCCACACTCCGATCAGCTTGTAGAAATCGAGATCAACGGTATCGAATCCCATCTCCTTTAATGCTCTGCGTATGTTCACTCTTTCACCGTCCTATCGTATGCCCGGCGCGTTCCAGGTCTTTGTAATATGGCTCTATGCTGTACTCAAACGCATCGAGGCTGTCAATATCGGATGTCCCATCGTCAAGTCGCTCGTCCTCGAACTTATCCGGGTCATAAATTGCTGATTGGAACGCATCGATCAAATGCGGGCAGTTCCGCGAAACCTTGAGCCTGCCTTGCTTCATCAGCAGCACAACCAGTCTGATTCTGTCTGTGATCTGCATTTTCAGCGCGTTCTTGACCTGTGTCCCAAGATTCTGCTTCTGTGCCGTATGATCTAGCCCACGAATCAAAACCGTTTCCGCGCTGTCTGCCCGCGTCTGGCTGTATCCGTATTTCGATGTTATCAGCTTGCAAAACGTAGCAAACCGCCTGTTCAGCGCGTCAGGGTCGATCTCTTCGTTCTTGATGTATTCCTCTTCCAGTGCGACCACGCGATAGTCTTTTGTGATTCCAGTCGCTTGAAACTTCGTTGCAGACTTCGTGCCGCCGAAGTCAACGCCGATGGAAATAACGGAAAACTTTGTATCGTTTTCTTCCACCCATTTGATAGGGTCGTCAATCAGATACTTTTCCGTGTCGTTGGCAAAGTCCTTGTAAACAATTCCCTCCGCAGCTACCCACAGCCCACGCACATAGCGGTCGTAGAATATCCCGGCGTACATGTTCTCATAGCGCTCAAGCGTCCTTTCGCTCAAGCCGGGGTTATCCCGCATTTCGAAATGTAGGTAAAGCGTGTTCCGTTCTCTATGCCGCTTTATCCATTCCTGATAGAACCAGTGGTGAGGGCTTCCGGGGTTGCAAGAGAACCACAGCTTTGCACCGTCCACAGAGCAACGCGCAAGTGCCTGCTCCACAAAAGAGCGGGGCATAAGTACAACTTCGTCCAGCAGCACGCCAGCTAACGTTCTGCCTTGAATCAGCGTATAGCTTGCCTCATCCTTGCCGCCGAAAACTTCAAAATAGTTCGTCACAGCACCGCGTCGCACTTCCATGACCTTATCGCCGCGCCGCCATCGGACGATATAGCGCTCCTTCGCAAGGCTCATCGCCGTAAACGGTACAATGATGTTCTTTGTGCAGCTATCAACCGTGCGGCCACACACACCAAAGCGCTGCCCGCTGAAATTCTCCATCGCCCAGCGTACAAATGCCCACATCATGATGGAGGTCTTACCGGAACGCACAGCGCCGTCGCAGATCAGCGCGTCATACTTGGAATAGGGGAATGCAAGGATTTTCTGCTGTTTTGGGCTAATCATCGCTCCCCAACCCTTCTGCCATTTCACGCAAGCTCTGACTCAGAGCGTCTTCCTTAATCGTATCTGATGGATTTCCCCCAATCATCGCCCATTTGTCGATCAGCGTCCCCATCGCCGTTGTAATCTGGCTGAGGTTTGCAGCCGCGAGTTTATCAGGGTCATTTAGCATCTCAAGCCCTTTCCCAATGAAAGAACATACAAGCTCTTTTCGGGAGTCCATGTACGCGAGAATATCTGCTGTGTTTTCTTCTTTTTTTCGTCTGCACATCTCTGCAATATCTGCATTATTGTGCACAATCTTCTTTACGGTGTTCGGGGAGCAGCCGTTAAGCTTTGCCACAGCGTTACAGCTTCCGAGCTGGGCATAGTCGGCAACTATTTTCTTTTTTTGCCGATCTGTCAACCTCGCAGCCATAATCACCACCTCGAAATAGTTATCCTTTTCACGCTCCACCGGATTGCGGTTTCCGGTGGAGCTAAGAAAAAGGAGGTTCCGCAGTACGCTGCGTAGCCGTTGAAAAGGATGAGAACGCAGAGGATACACCTCTACGCTCTCAACGATACACTATGTTTAAGGCTCTCTTACGCAAACTTTTGAATATAAACCACGTTTTTCTGCCACCAAGTAGATAAACTGCCTATGCCATTCCTGAGCGGTACGTTCCGAAACATATACCACCATCGCAGCGCCCTGTAAGGTGTGTGTACGCTTCCAAAGAACCAAATCTATGAGCCGGAGGCGTTCCGTCCCGTCGATAAGCTGTTTTGTTTCCTCGATTGCAGCTTCGACAGCAGAGATTTCATCCCGCGTCATAAGCGTACCGCTTTTGTAACTTCGTATCATCCACTTCGCATACCCCCACCATCCATAGCGCGGTTTGCTCACCACATCAACCTCCTATCTGCCCGAACTTCCGAACCCATTGTCCCCGCGTTCCGTCTCCTCGAGCGAGCTGACCACTTCCAGCTCCGGCAGGATGCAAGGCAGTATAACAAGCTGCGAGATCTTATCGCCCCTACAGACCTTGTAAGGCTTGCTTCCGTGGTTGTATAGCTTGACCATGATGCTTCCGGTGTAGCCGACGTCGATGACCCCTTCGCTTGTAATTCCATGTTTGACGTTCAGACCGCTTTTGCTCTTGAGAAATCCCACGGTGTTTTTGGGCAGCTGGACATGCACGCCTGTATCAAACAATTCGCTTCCGCCGGGGTAGATGTAAACGTCGTCGCTCGCCGAATACAGGTCAAGCCCCGCGTCATATTCATGCGCCCTTGTGGGCATGAACGCCAACAGATCTAAAACAATTTTCATTTCCGTTTTTCCTCCAAAATGTCTTTCAGACACGCACACAGAAACGCCCCGTTTGTCATGACATGCCAGAGTGACGGCAGCCCGGATTCTTCATCGATGTGCGTCGGGTCCTCCCAAATCGCGAGAACATGCCGTAACAGCGCCTCGTGCCATCTCTCCGGCGCAATGCTGCGCCAGTCCTCCGCGTTGCCGTATTTCTCAAAGCCGTACATGCGCGTTTCCAGAATCGCAAGGATGGCTTCCACGGGGACGGTGGACGGTCTTGGCTTTCCGCCGTCAAACTTCGCGCCCTTCAACTGCTCCATGTGCTTCATTCCTTCACCCACCAATCTTTGATTGTATCGTTCCGTTCGAAAAACGGCTGAAAGAACGGGCCGCAGAGCTTCTTAAGGCTCGAGTCCAGCCGGTGAATTGCATCGTCGGATTCCTTCTTGCCCAGCCATGCCACGCCGTATTCTGCGTCCAGCTGCTCCATTTTGTCCAGAAGTTCCTTTGCCTTCGCTGGGCTTTTGAGCATGCCCAGTTCATGCGCCGCCACAAAGAAAAGGTCCACCACCTTCTGCTTTCCGGCTTCCATACCGGCGGCAAAATAAGCTTTGTTGCTTCTGCGAATACGCTTTGCCAGATTGTTCGTTGCACTCATAGCCGTATCCCCCTTATGTACTTATCGAAATACGTTGTTGCTACCGCCATAGCCGCCCACATATCCGCCGAGAAGCCGTAGAAAAAGCCTGTGTTCTTCTTTGTTCCCTTGCCGAAGTTCGGCGCTCCGGGCGCGTAGCGGTCTACGAGGGCTTGTCGAATATTCACATCCTTCGCCGACGCTCTGCCGCATAAGTAAAGCTTCTCTTCCCGGCGATAGATCTTCTGTATCTGGTATCCCTGCCGGTAAAGCTCGGCATATTCCCAAAATCGCCCAATCCAGAAGCACGTATCAAACACCTCTTGACCGACTGGCATACCCATACCGGCGACCATTTCGATTGCCAGATGCTGATACTCCCGGCAGAGAACGGGGAATATCTCCCCGTTCGGAACTTTCCCAACGTCCAACACCTTCCGGATTTCCTTCCCGTCGTGCTCTACGAGGACATACCCGGATTCCATATTTCCCGGGTCAATTGCCAGTATCGTTCCCACCTTGCAGCCTCCTTCCGGTCTCGCACGGCTTCATCTCGTCGCAATCACCGTATTTCGCGCAATGTGCTGCAAACAGCCCCTTGAACTCCGGCAATTTGTCGATTACAAGGCAGCACATCATTTTCACAGCCTTGCGCGTCTCATCTGCCGCTAGATAACACAGTCGCTTCTCCGCAATCGCCATCAGCTCTTCGGCATTCATGTACCAAATCATGTCTACCGGCGCGTCCTGCCGCGCTGCGTTCCGGTCGTATTCGTCCTGCCGGTCATTCCGCTGTGACCGGATAAACGGCTGTGCGTGGACGTGGCGGGCTAAATGGGTGCTTACCCAGTACGGCACACCCTCCAAGTAAAACGCGAATTGCAGCGTCCGAATGGGGCTATGCCGCGCCCGGAGAATGGAGTGTTTCCACGCCATGTCCGGCGCTGTTTTCATCTCTTTGCCGATGGTAACTAAAGCGCACTGTTTTGCAAGCGCCCAGTCCTCATCGGTGGGATATTTCAAAAGTGTGATGTTCATTCTTCCCTCCGTTCTCCGTAGCTGCAAAAATCGTATGGATATGCCGATGGCAAAATCCCATGGTGGCGCGGATGTCCACAGTTGCCCGATTCAGTCCGATGCTTGCAGTCCTTGCAGCGCACTATTTGTATAGAATCGCCCGGGAATGACGCCATCGCCCTTTCAAAGTCTTCCGCGAAAATTATGCGACAAAGCCCGCGACCATCGCTCAAATCATGAAGCGGGATCTTCTTCAACCATTCCCTCAGACCATCGGCAGAAACCAGTTTTTCACTCTCCATTGTCTGCGTCCTCCATCCAGCCGTCCATGCGTGCCCCGCAGTGCGGGCAGTAATCCATTCGCGCGTCAAATCCGCTGTCGCACGCCGAGCAATACTGGATATCTCCTGCCGCTTCGCTATGGAACGGAATCCACTTCGCGTGAACCACCGGCACAGCGTCTACGACTGGCAGACTGTATAAGTCCTCACGTATCCCCTCGTATCCCCACTCCATTTCGATACAATCAATTACTGCATCTAAATCAACTAACCGCACAATCTTCACCTCCATCCATCTTCGCCCCGCAGTTGGGGCAGTGCTTGTAATTCAAAAGGCTCACGTCATCATCCGTCTCGAAACACCATTCTTCACCGCAACTGGAGCACTGGATTGTTGTGAGACTGTTCCAATCATCGTCAGATCGCAGCCATTCTCCATGCACCACCTCCGCAACGTCGGCGGCGAGCATTTCCCGAATTTCGGCATATGCGCGTTCCAACCGTGTTAGTGCCGTCATGCTTCCACCGCGTTCGGCTTTCCGTAACGCAAATAGCGCATCCTCGCGCCGGATATAATCAGCCATCATTTACCCTCCTGTTCCACGCAGCTGCGATTTCCATCCTTGTCACAACGGGATTTGTGGCGATAAACGCCCCTCCGCATTGTTTACACTTTATCGTACAGGTTGTGCCCAAAAACGCTGCCTCTCCGCCGCAAGACGGGCACGGTTTCAGTTCAGCCATCCTTCTTGCCCTCCATTTTCTGCAAAGCCTTCTCGGCTTCTTCTCGGCTCAAAAATGTGGTCTTTCCGATTCTATCTGGACTAAATGTGCGCTCATACGTATGCCCTGTTTTATCAACGTGCTCGCTGTAAACCCATGAGATGCCTGTTTCGTCCACCGCGTACCCTACCACCGCAAATTCGAGAATCTGCTTGTTTACGAAATAAACCGTATCGCCCACTTTGCACGGCAGAATCAGGACGCGCCCCTCAACATCCGCTTTCATCAGCTCCACCATTCGTGAGATGGAGTAATCATAGCCGGAAAGCGTTTCCTCGATTTCCCGAGCTTCTGCGCACGCCTGCGGGGATAACCCCGCATCTTCGTAAGCCTTGAGCCTTTCCCATACCTCCTTCATCGTGCAGGTGCCGCTCTGCCGGCACGCCGAGTCTCGGCACTGCGCAAGGTCACAAAAGTTTCCTTCAAATGTTAGTCGTTCCATCGGCATCCTCCTTGTCCTCGAACTGCTTCAAATGTTCGCGCAGCTCTGCGCACACCCATGCTGCCTGATAGAGCAGAGCCAAAACGTGCTCGAACGATTCAACATCTTCCCAGAGCCATTCGGCCATCATCATCGAGAAGGAATCATCCGAGATATCCAAGTCCACATACGGGCAGTTCCATCTGGTCAGACCCCGCGACAGGTCGAACAAGCTGATATCTGCGCCGTTCTTTCCGTATCCGCGCACCCATACCTCTTTGTCCTTGGCGTAAAACAGGTTCAGCGCCATTTCAAGATTGTTTTTCGGGGTATCCGTTGTAAGTCTCATGCCTTTTCTCCTTCCTCCGGCGCTTCCGGCAGCGGCATCCAGTGGGTGACAGTGCACGGCAACCCCATGCACAACCAAGTCCCAGCCTCTTTGTGATAGTTCCCGATATCGGTGCCGAAGTAGGGGCTGTGAACTATGTAATTTACAAGTTCGCCGGTTCTCTCGTTTTTCCACAATTCCGGCAACCTGCTCGCCACGCTAATCCACTGTGGCGCTTTCTCCCGCAGCGCGTCCCTCTCGGCTTCTGCCTCCGCCTGCTTTCTCTGGGCGAGGGCAATCATCATGTCCTTCCACTCGATTTCCTTGCACAGGTCTGCGTTCTCGGCGGTCAGGCGCTCGAT